GGCTTCTATAGTGGCTTCCACCTGCACCATGCCTTCGGGCATATTGACGTTGATTTCAGGCCCCTCGACTGTGATTGCGGGTGGCGTCACGTTGGTGTCACCCAAATGCACATTTACTGGTGAAGGGTGCACATTGATCGTGGACGGCTCCCGCGCGGCCAGTGCCTGCACCTGGCCAGACAGGCGGGAGATTTCTTGCGCCTGGGCCTGGGCGTGGTGGCGCAAATCGGCCATGGCTTTGTCTTGCTCGGGGTTGGGCTTGACCGGGGCGCCGTCTTCCATGGGGGTTTGGTCGGGCGCAAGGGCTGTGCCTGCGGGCATGACGTAAATGCCGTCTTCTTTTTCGGCGTTGATTTCGCGCACGCGCTGTTCGTGCTTTTGCGCCCAGTCGATGCCGTCAAAGGCGATGCTTTCGGCTTGCTTGGTGCTGATGCCAAGGTCCACGCGCTTTTGGGCGGCGTTGACTTCTTTTTCTGGGTCGATGCTGCCAGGGCCGTCGCCGGTCCAGATGGCGGCGCACCATGCGGCGCGCACTACGTCATCGGTAAAGAAGCCGGGGGCGCTGATGCGGCCTTCGGCCACTTCGTCGGCCAGCCAGAGTTCATACACGGGCTGGCAGAGGGTTTTAGAGAGTAAATCGCGCTTGGATTTAAAGGCTTTCCACGCCATGAGCAGTGCGGCGCGGGCTGCGCTGTAACTGCTTTGGAAGTGCATAACGAGCACTTCAAACGGCATTTCGAGGGCCATGCCGATTTGGCGGACCATGGCTTGCCAAAAGGGGTCAAACGCGGGGTTGGGCCTGCCGGGTGTGGGGGACTCCACGCTTTCGCCGGGGAGCAGGTTGACGGCTTTGCCACTTTCCATTTCGCCGGACCATTTGCTGGCGCTTTCGATGATGGCGCCCTGGGCGTCTTCGTCATACAGGTCTTGGAAGGCGTTGGGGTCCATGGTGACAAAGGTGGCCATGAGGCCGGACACCACGGCGGCATTCAGCTCGGCATCGCTCCAGCGGCCTAGCTGCTTGAGGGGTTCGATGATGGGTGCAATCCATGGCACACCACGCACCTGGCCGGGGCGCAGGGGCTTGAAGATGTGGAGCACATTGCGCCGCCCGGTGCTGGCACCGCGCATGGGGATACGGTCCCATGTGTTGGCGGACTGGCCATAGAGCGTGCCGCCTGGGTGGTTGCGGGCTACCTGCACGGCAATGGGCTCGGTGGTGGCGGGGTCTAGCTCGATGCCATCGACCATTTTGTCGGAGTCGGCAATGCCTGCGGGGTTGCACACGCGGTCTGCTTCTATGAGCTGCAGGGCCAAGCGGGCGGGCTTGCCGTTGCGGGCCAAGCGGGGGGTGATGACGAAGGCGTCACCGCTTTCAAGGTAGGTGCGGGTGCCCAGCTCCTGGATTCCATAAAAGTCGAGCTGGCGGGCTACATCGCAATCGGTGCTGCCTGCCCACGCGGCAAAGCGGCGTTTGGTGTCGTTTTGCCAGTCTTCGGCCTGGTCATCGTCCATGCCCAAAAACTCGCCATCGATGGAGGGTGTGCACGATAGGCCGGTGCCAACGGTGTGGCTGACGGTGGTGTTGAGCGCGCCCAGCGCCACGGGGGCGTTGCGCATTTGGTCGCGGCTGCGGCTGCGCAGCATGGGAAGGTCGGATATGGTGTCGCTATTGGCACTGCCAATGGTGGGCATGTAGCGCGAGAGCTGGGCACGGTCCACCCTGGCGCCCGTGTAGGCGCCGGATATGGCGAGCTGGTTGCGCTGGGCCACGCGCTGCATGGCGTAGCCGGGTGCGAGGTAGGCAATGGCTTTGTCCAGCAGGTTTTGCCCGACAAGGGCGGGGGGTGCGGGTTTGCGGGCCATCATCCACCCACCACAACGGTGCGGCTACGGCTGCGGCCTAGTTGCCGGGTGGTGAGCAGGCTAACCTGGCCTTGCCAGTAGGTGATGTTTTCGCGGATTTCGGTGGCATTGACGCGCCACAGCTCACGCCCGTTAATCATGTAGCGCTGCCCTGCAGCTACGGCCAGACTGGCGGCGAGCCATGTGTCTAGCTGGGTTTGGGCTTGGGTAAGGGTGATTCCGGCCATGCATCGGCTCCAATAGTGGGGCCGACTTTCGCAAAAACGGGCTGTCTCAAATAGGGCAAAGTGAGACTACCCCTAACTAAACCGCCCGCCCCCGCCCTTCATGACGCGGTAGAGAGTGGCGCGGCTGACCTTGTGCTTTTCCAAGATTTCGGCCTGGGGCATGTTGGTGAGGCCATCGGCAAAGAGCTGCTGGCGTTGCTCGGGCGCAAGGCGTTTGGCGCCCTTGGGCACAAACACGCGCTGACCACCAAACTCCTGGCGGACCTGGGCTTCGATTTGCGCGGCTATGGCTGCGCTAAAGCCGGGGGCCATGGCCACCACTTTTTGCATGATGACGGTCACTATGTCGGAGTCCAGTGCGGAAAAATCGAAGTTGTCGCGCATCATTGGTGGTGGTTCAGGTGGTTTAGGGGTTGCTGCGGCGCAGGCCTGCCAGCGATATGCGCCCGCCGTTCATGCGTTCGGGCTTGTTGATCTTGGTGATGCCGCCCAAGCGGCCTAGCGGGAGCTGCGGCAGGGGTGGCTCACTGGGTGAGCTACTTGGCAGGCTCATGCTGTGAGCTACTTGGCCTGTATGCAGGGGCGCGCCATGCACCGGCCCTGCACCCACCGACTGCATAGGGATGGGGGCAAACACATCGTGCGTGGGCTCGGTGGCGGTGGTGGCGTCAAACAGGTCGGGTAAAAGGTCGTTTTCCAGTCGCTTCCACTGCGCCTCGGTCATTTTGTAGTGGTCCAGCATTTGGCTGCAGAACATGGCGTAAACGGTGGTGTCCAGCGGCTCGTTACGCGCAGCGGTTTTGACCCAGCGGTATTTCACGCCGCTGGCGGTCTTGATGGTGCGGCGCACTTCGGCGGTGAGGCCGTTGAACCACTCCACCGGCAGGTGCTTGCTGAAATGCACATAGCCTGGGCCTGGCTGGGTGACTTTGAGGCGCCCAAAGATCAGGTCTTTGGCGGTGTCGGTGCCAACCATCCAGAGTTTGACGCCGCGCTTGATGATCTTGCCGCGCCAGTTCACGTCTTGCGCGGAGCTGCGGCCTTTGATGGGCTTGCCCTCTTGGCTGTCGCCCTTGATGGCAAAGTATTTGTGGCCCGCGTGCAGGCGGCAAAAGTTGTAGCTCTGGTGGGTGTAGTGGCCACCGGTATCGATGGCGGTGGCGGCGATCTTCATGGGCGCGCCGTGCTGGTGGACAAAGGCGGTTTGCAGATAGGGGTGTAGGCGCTCTTCCCAATCGCGTTCGTCAGCGGGGTTGCCGTCAATGACCTGGTAATCGACGGTCCACATTTCTTCGCCACGGCCAAAGGCCCACACGGTGACTTCCCAGCGCTTGTCTTGCACGTCCACCCCGGCGCCAAGTTGCAGGCCACCCACGGGCACGCGGCGCAGGGGGTAATCCTCGGCACGGCTCATGAGGGCGTGCACATCGGATTTATCGACCTCTTCTTCCCATGTTTCACCCAGCGTTTCGTTTACAAAGCCTTCCAGCGGGGCTTTGTCGCCCGCCTTTTTGGCGGCAACACACTCCAAAAACTGGCGCACGATGGCCACCCATGTGGTTTGCGGGCTGTAGGCGGTCCAGATGTGAAATGCCACATGGCGTGGCGGGCGAATGAGTGGTTCGCCCCGGCCATCGGTCCACTGGTAGGCGGGCGCATGCTGGCAGCGGTAGTTGCCGCAGTCGCTAACCCATTCGCCCGTGTGCCACAGGCGCAAATAGTCGCTTTGGGTGATGTGGCCACGGCAGTGGGGGCACACATGGTGCACGGTGCCCTCGGGGTCGTGGCTTTCCCACTTGAAGCCGTGGGCGTATTCCTTGCCGCCCCACATAAGGGGGTGCTCTACATCGCAATGCGGGCAGGTGATGTGAAATTTGAGGCGGGCCACGGCTGCGGCTTCGCGTTTTTCGATGTGGCTGAGGCCTTTGATGCGCGGGGTGGTGCCGCAAATGATCTTGGGATAGGTGGCGCCCTCCAGCCGCTTGTGGGCGAGGGTGAAGGGGTCGGCGCTTTTCTCAATTTTTTGGTCAAACCCGTCGAATTCGTCGAGTTTGGCGCTTTGCAGGGTCATGCGCCGGAAGTTTCCCGCGCTGGTGCCGCCCTTGAGGTAGAGCAGCGAGCCCAAAAACTTTTTCATGTTGAGCGTGTTGCTCTTGCTCTTGGCCATGAATTTGGGGAACACGGCGGCCATGGCTTTAACGTCGCGCAGCATGGGCTCCAATTCAGCCTTGCAAAACTCGTCACTGTCGCCGTCTGTGGGCTGCCAAAGGCACTGATTGCGGCGCTTGTGGTGGGCGTCGTAACCGATGCTGGCCAGGAGCATTTTTGTGTACCCCACACGGGCACTTTTTTTAACGTCTACCTCTTCAATGTCGTCGTCACCCATGGCACACAACATGCCGCGCTGGAATGGGTACGACTCCCACCGCTTTTCGCCTTGGCTGGATTCGGCAGAGAGGTAAAAGTGGCGCTCTGCCCATTGGTCCAGCGTCAGGGGCTCGGGCGTCTTCAAAGCCTCCAGCCCTTTGGCTACCGCCGCACGCAAGCTGCGGCGCAATGGCATCGGCAAATGCGGCCATTGGTCCAGCAGCTCGGGCGGGAGGTCGCGGGCGCTCATGGTCAGGCGTCGGCCTCTTCCAAAATGGCTAGGTCTTCGGAAATGTCGCCGCCCTCTTCTACTTCCAGGCTGGCCAGCGATGCGGTAACGGCCAGGTCGCAGGCCTTGGAAACTTCCTGCTGGATGAGCTTCAAATCTTCGGGCGTGAGCGCGGGGCACAGCTTGTGCAATGTGGCGTGCAGCGGCTCCAGCACACCGGCAATGCTGCGGCCCACGGTGGCCAACACTTGCTCAATGAGGGCCACGGGTGCGTATTCCTTGCGCTCCAGCGCGAGTTTTATTTCTGCACGCTCGCGGCTCACTCGGGCCAATTCGCTGCGCTGGAATGCCAGCTCGCCATCGGCACCACGGCCTGCAGCCTGCTCGCGCAAGTGGCTGATGTAGGCGGTGTGCCACTGGCCTGCAGTTTGGCCAGGCTCCAACACGCCGCGCTCCAGCAAGCCACTCACGGCGGGCTGGCTGATGCCAACAAAATCACCAAAGTCTGCCTGGGTGCAGGTTGCGTCAAAGTTGAGCATGGTCATTTGGCGTTGAAACGCTCGGTTACCAGCTTCACGGCTTCATCAAAGCGCTGCTGGCCGGTCTCGCGCAGTGCGGCCAATGCCTCTTCTTTCACGTCCAGGCGCTTTTTGTAACTGGCCTTGCGCACAAAGAGCAGGTACTGCACCAGCTTGCGCCCACCTGGGCCAGTGCGCTTGTAAACACCACCCGGCAACCATCCGGCGTTTTTTCCGAGCTTGTTCACACCGGTACCGATGGCGATGTATTCGCTGTCAACGCCCCACCCTGCAATGCGCTTTTGAGCACGGGCGGACAGTGGCCGGGGCTTCACAGCCGTGCTCACACCAAGACCGCGAATGATTGCTTTGTAGTACGCGCCGGAAATGTTGCCGTACTGGTCGAACTTGTTGCCATCCTTGAAGAAGCTGCCGGGCACAGTCACCCAGCCAGGTGGCAAAAAGCCCATGCGCGTGAGCACGAATTCCGTTTTCTTCTGGTGGCGGGCTGGCGTGCCCTCTGCACCGGGCCGGATGTACTCACGGGTGGAGCGTCCCATATTGCTTTGGCTATCAGGGAAAAACACTTTCGCCTCCAGCCGCGTTTTTTCTGCGCGCTCCATGAATACGCCGCGCTGCGTGAATGGCGTTGGCTTGTCAAAGGCAACTGGCAATTGCTTCTTGATGCGGGCTTGCACATCCTGGGCAATGGCTGTCAGCGTCTTGGCAGCCACAAAAGGCACTTGGCGCTGTGCCGTGGCGTTGAGCGCATTCACCACATCCTTGAAATCGACTTCGAGCTGTATGTCCATGGGGCACCTTGGGTGTGCGCTGCAACCGCCGCGCGTGACGGCGAATGTGCCCGCGTCGAATTTTCTGGAAAAGGCAAAATTCGGCACCTTTGGACAAAAACAGGCACTTTTCACCACCTTGGGTGCGTATAACCCCCCAAGAAACAGCCGGAAACTAGCGTGCGCGCAGCGATGAATTCACCA